AAGAATTAACAATAGATTATAGTAAATCATCTTGTTCAGAAAGATGTAAATATCAATACGGAATTAATAAAAAATAAAATTTAAAAATATGTACCCAGTAAATAAACCAAACCAATATAACACACCTAAAGAAACTCCACCATTTTTTCTAAAAGAAGGAAGATGGTTTTGGATGAGCAGAATTATGGGAACTTTTACCCCTGCAAAAGAAAGAGAGTTTAGAGAAAATTTAATGAAAAATATTCAATCTAAATCTGAAGAATAATGTTATTCTTAATTGATACAAATTCTATGACAATTGACATCTTATCTCAAAGTAAGATGTCAGATGTCTTAGTAGAATTAGAAGCATTTAAAAATAGTTCTCCAAAAGATTACTTACTCTTTTTGAGAGATTCTGTAGAACCTGATGAATTTGAAGAGGAAGAAGATGAGTTTATAAAAATGATTGAAGACAATTTAAAGAAATTAAAAGACAAACCTACATCTATTAAAGATGAAGAAATAATACCTAAAGATACAATAATTAAATAAAATGGTAATAGAAACTAATTTAATATTTCCAGTAATAAAAGACAATAGTGATTTTATTAAAACTCACCCTGTCTTACATCCTCATAGTACAGCTTATGAAAGATACTGGATGACAGAATTAGAAAGATTAATAGTAGGTTTCTGGGGGAAAGAATTAGATGAGTATAGATATATTCCACCTCAGTTATATTACTTTATAAACTATCATACAATGATGGTTAAAAAACCTAAGTCTAAACAAAGGGTTAAGTCAAGACCATTTCTCTTAGATATAAATTATACAATTATGAATTGTTGGTTTATATGTAGAGGTTTTAGTGGGTTTGAAGATGATAAAGAATTTACCTGTAATTGGGCAGTTAAAGAAAAAGAGAAACAACTTGTAGATCCAACTTATAATGTACCTAAAGTTTTATTAGAAACTATAACTGATGATTGTTATAAAGAAGATGGTATGTTAAAGAAATTTATAGATCCTTTAGAATATTTAAATAGTACACATAAAGAACCTTTAGGTTTACCGTTATATGATAATCACTCATTAAATTTCTTTATTTTTGGAAGTCGTGGTGGTGGGAAAAGTTTTATTGCATCTTCAGCTATGGAACATGAATTTTTAACTGATGGTGCAAAGTCTGTAGAAAGTTATTTAAAAGGTGATAATAAAATTGAAATATTTTGTGGAGCACCTTTAGCTGGTAAATCTTCTGACTTACTTGATAAATTTAAACAATCTTTAGACAATATGCCTGGAGAGTATTTAAATGGTAATATTTATATTCCAGCTCCTTTTTCAAGACAATGTTCTGGAACTTTAAAGGTAGGTAATTCAAAAAATCCATATAGATTTCAATATGAAAAGAAAATTGGTAATGCTACTAAAATAGCAGGTACTGGCACATTGTTAAAACATGAAACCTTTAAAGATAATAAACAAGCGGCTGTAGGAGGTCGTTATACAGTTTTGATAAATGAAGAGGTAGGTTTGGAAGACAGTTTACTAACAATACATGGAGCTAATAGATCAACTCAAGATTTAGGAGATGGTAAATTTGGATCTTCTCTATATATTGGTACATCTGGTGACGTTGATAAAGTAGTAGAAACTGAAATTATATTTAGAGACCCTGAAGCTTATGATTTCTTAGCATTTCCCGATGTGTATGAACAACGTAATAAAATAGGTTTCTTTCTACCAGCACCTTATACAAACATTGTGTATAAAGATGAAATGGGTAATACCAAGATTGAAGAAGCCATGGAGTATGAAACCTATATCCGAGATGTAACTAAACAAGCAGGTAATACATCTGCTTATGACGAACTTGTAATGTCTAGACCTTTAAAGCCATCAGAAATGTTTATGTCTAGAACAGGTAATAAGTTTCCAATCGCAATGTTACGTGAACAACAAGCCTCTAATGATAGATATAATTTTAAAAAGAATTTAAGGACTGTTGGAGAATTAGTAGAAGATAAAGATTATTTTCATGGGGTTAAATTTAAACCTAATAATGATTTAAGACCTATAGATAGGTTCCCTCATGATAGTAAAAGTGATTTAAGAAGTGGTTGGGAAATTTATGAACACCCACCTGTAGGAATAGTTGTACCAAACTTGTATAAAATTGTTTATGACCCTATTAAAGATGAAGGAGGGGGTACATCACTAGCTGCAATATATATTTACAAATCTAATAATACATTAGATGCTAATGGTAATGAAATTGTAGCATGGTGGGTTGGTAGATTAGATTTACCAGATGATATACATTTCCAATGTTTATTAGCAGCTAAATATTACAATGCTGAAGTAATGTTTGAAAATAACATTATTGACTTTAAAAACTATTGTATGCGTACAGGTAATTATCATCATTTAGCTGTTACCCCAAAACAAGTAATTGAAAAAGCAGTTAAAGATGCTAACTTTAAATATGATGTAGGTATACCAATGACTACTCCTTTAAAACAATATGCTTTAAGAAGAGCTCAACAATGGTTGTTGGAAGAGAAGGGAAAGGTCACAGAAGAATTACCTGATGGTACTACTAGAGAAATTGTAATAAGAAACTTACATACACTCAAAGATGATTTATTAATAGAAGAATTAATTCAATATAATGATAAAGGAAACTTTGACCGTGTGTCAGCATTTTTATTAATGATATTATGGTTAGAACAAGATCAAGAAATTGTTAAAGAAATTGACGAAGAAGTGTCTAAAATGACAACTAAAGACTTTTATGAAGATTTAATGAGAAACGAGCTTAAATCCAAAGTATTAATACAATACTAACAAATTTTAATAAATAACATATTTATTATTAAGTTTACACTTTTAAAAAAGGTATAACTATGGTTATAGAGACAGGAACAGAATATGAAGATTTATTACTAGAACCAGGTTCAGATAGGATTTCTTATAAAAGAAAAATTGCTAATGACTATGCTTGGGCTAGAAAAAAAATAGATTATTATGCTTCTAGGTATAATTTTTATGCAGAAAAAAAAGAAAAGTTTAAAGTAAACTACGATTTATATAATGGTAGAATGGACTTTGATAGTTTTATTGAAACTGGTAAAAACATCGGTTCTGAATTAGGTTTAGATATCCCTGAGATTGAACACAATCAAAGTGATTATATACACTTTCCTATTTTACAAACTGTATTGCATGATTTAGAAGGTGAAGAAATTAAAAGACCTTTTAATCTTAGAGTAGTAAGTACTAACTCAAATAGTGAAGCAGTTAGACAAAAAAAAACTAGAGAATTGCTTGTAGAAAATACAAGTAAAATTGTCAAAGAAAATCAGCTACAAAAACTAAAAATACAACACGGATCCAAGTTGCAACAACTTAAAGCTAATGTAGATCCCAATGTAGATCCAGACTATGTTCAAAAGATGCAAGAAATTGATGATAATTTTAATGCACAATTAGAAGAGTTATCTGATAAAATGACTCCTTTAGAAGTTGAAACATATATGTCTAAAGGTTTTAGATTACCTGAAGAAAAACTTACAGACGAAATTTTACAATATCATATTAGAACAGATAGATTAAAATTTTTATTTGACAAAGGTTGGAAAGATGTAATTGTTACAGGAGAAGAAATATATTGGACAGGAGATGTTAATGGTAAGCCTACAATTAAAGTTGTAAATCCATTATATTTTAACTACTCTAAATCAAAAGATGTAGACTATTTAGATGAATCTGATTGGTGTGCTTATGACGAGTATTTAAGTGTGTATGAAATATACCAAAGATTTGGTAATTCTTTATCCGAAAAAGAAAGAAATGTTTTAGATAAATATGAAAGTGCTTTAAATTCTCCTTCTTCAGAAAAAGTTTGGGATATTATCCCAAATGCTATTATGAATAATGCTAGTACAGATGCTGCACCTCATTATGATCCATGGGATTCAGAATATGAAGATACATATAAAACAAGAAGACTAAGAGTTACACATGTTGTGTGGAAAACTCTTAAAAAAATAAAATACATATTTAGGTTAAATGAAAACGGTAATTTAGAAAAAACCATTGTTGATGAAACTTATGTTTTTGATA